TCTAAATGCGCCTAATGACTTTGTAGCTACGGCTCCGGCCGCAAGGCCTATACCCCCTAAAACTTTATTTATTTTATCCCCGGACGATTTCATTTGGGTGCCTACGTCAGAAAACTTTTTACCAACTTTACCTACGTTGCCTAAAAACTTTTTAGTATCTGCTAAAAATTCAAACCGTAACGTTTTTGTACTTTCGCCCGCCATTATTTATTTTCCTTTATTGTTTTTTTAATTAGATCAAACATTTCTTCGGCATAGTTTTCGGTAATTTTAGGTACGGCTTTAGCTATAGTTTTTTCCGCTACATACCCGTAATACTTAGCGCCCTCCGGAAAACTATCATTAGATTTCCAAACATCGCCCTGCCACTTTTTATATACCCGCCTTTTAAGTTCACTAGCAGGAAAAAATATACCGTTAAAGTTCCTATCACTATTAGCGCCTTTACCCTGTTGGCTACTATAAAAATTTAAAAATTGATACCTACGACCAAACTCTAAGTTTCTTACAAACTTATTAGTTTTACGTATGTCTAAGAAAGCTAATCTATCGGTACCGCCACCTACGTAACCTTTAGCGCCTTTAGATCTTTTAGGTACGGGTCTACCGTTTACGCTTTGCTTTAATGCCTCTGTACGCGCTACGGATTGTACCTGTTGGGAAATTTCTTTATGGTAGCCACGTAATTCTTTTTTAACGGCTTTACCCTCCGCTAAACCGTTTAAACCTTTTATAACATCGTTTAAACCGTCTACGGCTATACCGCTTTTAGATTGTTTTTTCTGTATAGTAGCCATTATTTATTTTCTTCCGCTCGTTTTTGGAGTGAATTTTGTAACGCTAAAAACATCGGTAACGGTAACTCCGCTACTTCTGTTGGGTTTAACCCGGCGGCCAAACTTATGTCGGCTATTAGTTCTAAGTAATAGCCACCGGTTACTCCGGGTCTTCGCCACCTAAACCGTCTATAGTAGCGACGGTATTTAGCCATTTATCAAAATCATCGGTAACGCCGGTACGCTTACTAGCGTTCCAACATAAATACATTAATTCCTCAAAACTTAGATTTTCTAATTCGCTTGCCGGACGTTGTCCAAACTTACGTTCTAAAGCTACAAAATCTATCGGCCTTAACGTTACTTCCTTTTTAGTGTTGTCATCTAATACAAGTGTGAGTTGGTGTAACCCCTGTATAGTCGCCATACTAAGAAGTCGCTCTTGTTATTGTGCCGCTAGTTGGAAAACTAACAGAAAAACTTGCTAACTCTCCTACACCATTAGCAACCGGTTGGTGTTGGTTTACCAAAACACTTCCGGAATAACTAGGGTTAGTTGCGCTAACAGATCCCGCGTCAGCCTTTAAGACAAAAGTAGTAACAGTTCCTAAAAGTGGAAACAATGTTACGTCTACTTCACTAGAGGCGAAGTCTTGTTGGAAATCAATACTTAAAGTACCGTCCTTAAGACCGCCTAATCTACTCTTAAAAGTTTGACCGAAAGCAGTTTCTTCTATTTCGTCCGCCGTAATATCTAAAGTAACGCTAGCTATATGATCTGAAAGGTTTACACTATTCAAAACTAGGCTTGCGTTATTTAATACAAACTTTGCCAATTCTATCTCCTTTTCTTATAAAATAATTTTAAGTCCTGTAGATCTAAAAGAATGTAGTATGACATATTAAAAAAACCCGGGCTACATATAAACCCGGGTTTTTCCGTACGTAATTAACTAGGGAGTTAATTTACGATTTTAAACAAGCTGTCCGAAATATTTCCGGGTTAAAGTTTGCATTATCATTTTCAAACTCTATAGCTAAATTATTCATTAAAGTTTCTAAAACTCTTACGTTACCGTTATTTTTTTTAACGGCGTCTTTATATAAATAGTTAATTTCTTTAGCTATTAATACATAATATTTTCTACTTAACGCCATTTTATACCTCTTTCCATTCGGCTAAACTAAATATTTTAGCTTTTATGCTATCGTTTTCTTCTCTATTACAAAAGTATTCAACTTCTTTTAATGTTTCAAAGTAGCCCTCGCCCATATATTGACCTTTTTTAAACATCTCATTAGTATCTTTGCTTACTAATTTAACTACGTAATTTATTCCTGTATTTTTCATTATTACTCCCTAGTAACTGTTTTCTATTTGTTTTAAAGCTAATCTAACTTTTACGGTATTAACTAGCTTAGTGTTAATATTGTTTTGATCTAAAACTTCTAATAGCGTAATACTTTTAGTATTAGAGTTTAGGTTAGTGTCTAAAGCTATAAATTTTACCGCTTTAGTTTCTATTTTATTTAGTGTCATTTTTACTCCCTAGTAATTGTTTTTATAAGTTAATTATATACTACTTAGGTAAAATATGTCGGGTTTTATTGGGTTTCTTAGAGTTTTTTTTTAAATATAATAGCTAGGCTAAGTTACTAAGGTGTCAAATACAAGGCCGGCAGATCGCTTTTAAATGCCCTGTTTGTGCGTTTATGCTATGCCGATTGCGGCGTGGATAGATAAAGACGGATTAGTACCGCTTACCGTGTAATTTAATCTAAAATGTGTATCGGTTATAGCGCCCGCTACTTTTTTGATCTCGCTATTAATAGCGGTAATACTTGTAAAGGTTGCTCTATCTGTAGCGCTTGTAAAATCACTATTGTCATCGGATTGTAATTTAAAAGTAATAGTAGGGGTACTTGTACCGCTTACCCCGTAACAATGTACTACGGCGTAAAGGTTTTCAGTAGCTCCTACCGCGCCTAATTCTACGCCCGCGCTATTACCCGTTGCCGTTATGTTACCGTCTAATTGTATAGTACCCCTTACAACTGCATCGGTAGAGTTACTTTTACTTAGTGTAAACGGCGCTATATCGCCTATGCTACCTAAAATATTATAACTAAATAATTTTGATTTTAAAAAGTAGGCGGTATTACCTACCCCGGCGTCCGGTACTACGCTAACTATAATTTCATTACCTACGCTAGCGCCTAATAATGCGTCGGGTTTTTCTACCCCGGCCTCAAAAAAACCGTCTACGTTAAGGCTACTGTCTTTTAAACCACCTAATAATTCCCTAAACCCACCGCTATTTATTGTCGTAGCGTCAAGTTCTTCGGCGGTAATATCTAAAGTAACCGAGTTAGTATGTGAGCTTAGATCGTAACCACCTAAAAATAACTTACCGTCCGTAAATACATATTTAGCCATTACTTATTATCCTTTATAATTTTTTTAATTTCTTTTTTAGCTTTTTTGTTTACATCTTTTTTAGTTACGGCCTCTATATGCCCGGCCTTAGTTAATGTTAATATTTTGTTTAAGTCCGTTAACTCAATAGTAGATCCGGGGTCTTTATCGTCTATTTGTTTAGTTCCTATTATTTTAAATTTCGGCATTAACTCGTTCCTTTAGTATAAACTTCTAAACTTATGTTTGCTCCGATAGCGTCTATCCCGTTAAGGTTAACGTCCCCGGCGTAATTACTAACCCCGGTTACACTAGCATCGGTATCGCTTAAACCTAATGTTCTATTATTAAATATAGCCTGCCTTAAAGAGCTACTTCCGGCTCCTGTAATATATAAATCAAGTGCGTCTTGTGCCGTACGGCTTTCGCCTCGTTGTACCGCGACTAAAATATCAAAATTGTAAAGATCTGTTCCTCTTTGCATAGCTAAACCAAAAGTAATTGAAGTAGGTAAAACAATAGCTACCGGAAAGTTAATTGAGTAATCCGGAACAATATCGTAAACCCGTAAACCTGTAATATTATTTTCTAAAGTTGTTTTTAAACCGTCGCGTATTTGTTGTAAACTAGCCATTAAGCGACACCTAAAACGCTACCCTTTCTAAATGGTAATAATAAACGGGTAACTTCTCTATTTTGTTGTACGTTAACTACACCAAAGTCGCCTACACCCGCTACACCTAAAGGCGCATTTCTCATCGCAAACAATTCACTAGCTAGCATTTTACAAGCGTATTTTATAGGCTCCGGCGTTGCCGCGTAACCCCATTTAGCGGTTACTTGTGCGTAAGGTCTGTTACTAGTTACACTTCTAGGCCATTCGTATTCGCCGTCACTTAGTAATTGTATAATGTAAAACGGGCTCCCCTCTATACCGTCTACTACACCATTAAGGGGTAAAAGTTTGTATTCTGTGTCGGGTACTGTTGTTTCGTATGTACCGTCGTCGTTATCGTCATATTTAATTACTAGACCGGTAGTAGTTGAAATGTCGTCAACGTATAGCCTGTA